AAATAAAGTGAACCATGGTGGATCCTTATGGCATATCCGAAGGAGTAAAGGCTCTTAGTGGAAGTCTTGATGCAAGTCGGGAGGCTGCCAAAGGGCTATCCAAAAGTATTGAAGGGGTTCAGCAAGACGCAGCAGACGTAGCAAACGCAAAAGCATTAGAAAGACGCCGAGCGGCTAGAGAAATAGAGTTTAAAAAAGAAACGGCATTAATTAGAGCATTAAAGGACTGGAACCATAAGAAACAAATTAGCGACCAAGAGGCAAAACTAAAAATAGATTTTGTTAAGAAGTACGGTGCTAAAGAATGGGAAGCGTTGCTAAGGATTAAATTGGATATAGAAAATATGGAACGCAAAAACAACGAAGATTTTCAGCATGATTTAAAGGCGGTTAGGCGGGTACAGCTTTATTGTTTTGCGGCAGCGGCAGTAGTTGCTTGGTATTTAACTTGGGGCATTAAGGAATAATTATGTTTGGTATAGATGACATCATTGGTGCTGGTCTTAAAATCATTGACAAGGTGATTCCTGATCCTGCTGCTAAAGCCGCCGCACAACTAGAGTTGCAAAAATTAGCTCAAGATGGAAAACTTGCTGAACTGCAAGCAGATATGAATGAAGCAAATAACATCTCAGACCGCTGGAAAGCAGACGCTTCAACAGACAGTTTCTTAGCTAAAAACATCCGTCCATTAACTCTTATCTTTATTTTAGGTGTCTATACCTTTTTTGCGTTTATGTCCATGCTAGGGCATGAAACAAGGGGTGCTTACGTAGAGCTGCTTGGTCAATGGGGTATGTTGGTAATGACTGCTTACTTTGGCGGACGTAGTTTAGAAAAGATTATGGACAAAAAGAAATGATAAGTAAAGAATCAGTTCCGGGGTTTGTAACAGTATGTGTAACCATTACTCTTTGTGTAGTAATAGTAGGTATGGTCGGCACAATGATGGTTGGTATGTTTGATACCAATATTAGTAACGACAAGATATTTGAGGCTATTACCCCAGCTTTTCAAACCATCATCGGTGGATTTATTGGTTTAATTACGGGCATTAAAATAGGACAAGACAGCAATGAGTCTGAGTAACGCACTTCAAACCCTTGGTATTGATTCTAAATGGGAAGAGCCTTTGCAGGCTACTTTTGATAAATACGATATTTCCAATATAAAACGTCAGGCGGCATTTTTAGGTCAGTGTGCTCATGAGTCTGGCAATTTTAAAACCTTGCAGGAAAATCTTAATTACAGCGCAGAAGGACTTATGAAGACTTGGCCTAGTCGTTTTTCAACCAAAGAGATTGCAGATCAATACGCACGCCAACCCGCAAAAATTGCAGGTAAAGTTTACAACGGCAGGTTAGGAAATACTAGTGAAGAAGAGGCTTCTAAGTATTTGGGAAGAGGGTTAATTCAATTAACCGGTAAGGAAAACTATGAACGATGCGGACTGGCTATTGGCGTTGACCTTTTGTCTGACCCTGATTTATTGTTGGATCCACGATATGCAGCTATGTCGGCTGGATGGTTTTGGAATAAAAAAGGTTTAAATGAATTAGCTGACCAACAAGAACATGGTCAAATTACCAAGCGCATCAATGGCGGTACTATAGGCCTAGATGATAGAATTGCAAAAACAACCAAAGCAACGCAAGCATTAGGGTAAACCAGTATGCCATTACAAAAACTAGTCTTTAAGCCCGGCATCAATAAAGAGGGCACAAACTACACCAATGAAGGCGGTTGGTTTGATTGCGATAAAGTTCGTTTTCGTTCTGGCAATGCTGAAAAAATAGGTGGTTGGACTCGTCTTTCTAATGCAGTATATAAAGGTATATGCCGAGCGCTTTGGAATTGGGGAACATTGTCTGGTTCTAACTTATTGGGTATTGGAACTAATCTTAAATACTACATTGAGCAGGGTGGCAACTATAACGATGTAACTCCCCTCAGATCTACTTACACACACAGTACAAGCCCTAGCACTGATAACATGTTTGCTACAACAAATGGCTCCAATATTGTTACTGTAACGCTAGCTAGCTATGGCGGGGTAACTAATGATTTTGTTACTATCTCTGGGTCTACTGCAGTTGGCGGCATTCCTGCCGCAGAATTAAATGCTGAGCAACAGATAACATACGTATCCTCCACACAATTTACGTTTACTACAACTACGGCGGCTACTTCTACCGTTACTGCTGGTGGTGGTACTGCTATTATTGCGGCGTTTCAAATCAATACTGGTTTAGAGGTAGAGATTGCGGGTACTGGATGGGGCGCTGGTACTTGGCCTTCTTATGTAGATACAACTCTTACTAACCCATTTACAGCTACTGGCGCAGGAGTTTCTGTTCTTACTGTTACCAAAACAGGGCACGGTTTAACTACTGGCGACTACGTATATTTTTCTAGTATTTCTGCGAATGCTTGCGGCATAAACAGGCTGGTATTACAAAAGGCATTCCCAATAACTAATACTGGGGCTAATACATTTACAATTTCTACAGTTATTGGTAGCAACACATACACAACAACTTCTGGTACAGCCTCTGGTGGCACGGTTGTTATTAGTACTCCTGTAGCTCCAGTTCGTGGTTGGGGCACTGCAGCTGACGTTGGTATTGCCCAGCAGTTGCGTATATGGACTAATGATAACTTTGGTCAGGATTTAGTTCTTGCCCCTCGTGGCGGCGAAATTTATTACTGGATACCATCAGGGCAAACGTATCCAAGCGGCGCTGCTGGTGGTCTTGGAACTAGAGCGCAATTACTATCAGTAGAATCAACTGCGGCTGGGTACTCAGGTCAGTTTGTACCTAATAATACCAATCAAATTATTGGCTCAGCAATTCAACGTTTTGTTATAGCTTTTGGTTCTAACCCTTATGATCCTACTGACGCTAATACTGCTTTTGATCCGTTATTGGTACGTTGGTCTGACCAAGAAAACCCCTATCAATGGGTTCCTGCAGTAACAAATCAGTCTGGTGAATACCGCCTTAACATTGGGTCATATATTGTTTGTGCACGCTCAACCCGTCAGGAGATTTTAGTTTGGTCTGACGCAGCGCTTTATTCTATGCAGTATCTTGGGCCTCCTTATGTTTGGGGATTCCAGCTGCTGCAAGACAACATTTCTATTATGGGTCCAAATTCGTCTATTACGGTTAATAACGTAACCTACTGGATGGGTACAGATAAGTTCTACCGCTACAATGGTCGTGTAGAAACTTTGCCATGCTTGCTACGCCAATATGTCTACCAAGACATTAATCAATCCCAAAACTTCCAAGTATACGCAGGTAGCGTAGAGGGTTATAACGAGATTTGGTGGTTCTATTGTTCTGCGGATAGCAATATTATTGATCGATATGTTATCTACAATTATCTAGATGACGTTTGGTACTATGGAAATATGAGTCGTACAGCTTGGCTAGACTCCGGGTTGCGTACTTATCCAATGGGTGCCGACACCACCAACTTCCGCATTTTGTATCACGAAAACGGTGTAGATGATGTATCAGGGCTAACACCAGTGCCTATTGTTTCTTATGTACAATCATCTGACTTTGATATTGGTGATGGATACAATTTTGGTTTTGTTTGGAGAATATTGCCTGATTTAACATTTAATGGCTCTACAACAAACGTACCAGAAGTAACCATGGTGGTATTGCCTCGTGTTAACTCAGGAACTGCTTATGGTTCACCTGACCCGCAAACAGTAGCAAGCACCCAAAACTATACGTCTCGTCATACCTACGCTGTACAACAATTTACTGGACAAGTTTATACCCGCATCAGAGGTAGACAGATGGCGTTTAGAATTGAGTCCGATGGGCTGGGAGTTGATTGGCAGCTTGGCTACCCACGTATTGATATACGACCAGACGGACGTAGATAATGGCGCTTAATAGATCTGCACCGATTCGCCCTTCAAAGGCGCCAAATCTACCTAATGCTCCACGAGAAGGGTATAACTCTGGGTATTTTGACCAGTATTCCAACGTTCTACGTTTGTACTTTAACCAGATAGATAACTTTGGGGCAAGTCTTTTAAATGGCTCTGGTGGCGGTTCTCTCACTTTTCCTTATGGCGCATTTTCTAGTGGTGTAACCCAATCTGCGGCATCTAATACCGCTACTGCACTAACCTTTAACACAACCGATTTTGCTAACGGGTTTTCTATAGTTAGCAATTCTAGGATTACCCCCGACTACCCCGGTCTTTATAACTTACAATTTAGCGTTCAAATTCAAAGCCTTTCTACTGCCCCAGAAGATATCTACATTTGGCTTAAACAATACACTGCCGCTACTGCTACTTTAGCGGATATTACGGGCTCTACAGGCGTTGTTGGGATGTTGGCAAGAAAAAACCCCGGAGACCCATCCCATGATATTAAGGGCTGGAACTACTACGTTTCCCTAGCTTCTGGCGATTATTTACAGATTTACTGGTCAACTACAAATGGTACGGATGTTACTATCCCCTACTATGCTGCCAGCGGAAGCCCTACAAAGCCTTCAACCCAATCAGTAGTGGCAACAATGACCTTTGTATCGGCGATATATTAATGTTAAAATCAACCCCAAACAACCCCAAAAGGTAATACTATGGATTCACAAGGAATTGGTGCACTAGGTAATCTGCAAGCCCAAATGGGTGGTAGTCAGCTGCCCGGTCAAAATACTGCAGTTACTAGGGTAATCATGCATTACTTCCAAAATAGAAGAATTCCGCTTGATAAAGGTCTTGCTGCGGTGCAAAAAGAACTTGCAGAAGGATTAAAGCTTACCCATCATGGGCAGTCTGTTATGGGATTAAAAATGCTTGGTCAAGGCGTAGCTAAGGTGCATTTCTTTACTATGGGTACAGAAGCTCAATTAAACGCAGATATTCAATTTTTTGCTGCACAATTACAGCAAATGGGCATTAGAACTATTTATGACACAGAGCTAGACCCAATGTCTGCTAAAGCTTTGCAAATGGTTGGATACCAACCTCAACAGTCAGATCAACAGCAGTATAAATTTAAAGCAACTATATGAGCTTAGTGGCGAATACCTCTCAAGAATTAGATATAATTCTTAGTCAAAGGGTAGACGCCTTACTTGCACAAGTGCAAGTCATGCCCCAAGTTGAGTGCCCAGAAGAAAATTTCTTTGGACCAAACGTATACATTAAACAAGTTACTATGCCAGCAGGCGCAGTAATTATTGGGAAAACCCATAAAATAGACCACTTATGCAGTATGGTTTCTGGGCGCATGATCCTTGTAGACAGCAATGGAGATAAAAAAGAGTTGG